TAATCAAATTCTCGTCCGTCTTTACAAAATATGGATATAAATTTAAATTTGCTCTTCTTGGTAAATCTGTAATCGTTTCTTTAATGAAATATTCCGTTGGTTTAAAAATATTAGATTTTTGAGGAACCAAAAGATCATTTTTTCTATTATCGTCAACTTGAGGAAGTAGTAGATTTGGACTGTCTCCTAATGTTTGAATACTATAATCATCACTTTTAAAGGTTTTAGGAGACGGACTTCTTCCGTAAACAGGATCTAAGGTCCTATTTAACATTCTATCTCTAATGTCCTTAGTAGCGTCAAAACTTAAGTATTTTGGCATTATCTTCTTTTATCTATAAATAGATAATATATGATTTTTAATTATTTTTTATTCTGTAATATAATATAAGGAGTTCCTTTAACATTTACCGATGGTTCCATGTTAAATCCTTTATTTGTAACTTCTATTTGTGATTTTATAACAAATTCATTTGTTCTAGGATTTGATCTTTCGTAATAATCTTTTTTCTCTTTATCATAAGCCTCAAGACGATTTCTTCCAGTTTCATCTCCTGTGAGATATTTTCTTAAATTCTCTGCTTGTTTGTTCATCGCCCTCTCTAAAGCTGAAGTATAACCTCCTATAGTGCCGCTAAACTTTTCTATTTCTTTACCAAAACTTGTCGGTATACCTTTTAATATTTTATCTGAAAAATCTGTTGCGTATTTTAAATTATCTTGTGCTATTTTTTCTATAGAAATAGTTCCTTTATATCTTTCGTCATTATTCAGACCTTCATTTCTTCCAAATGAACTATCTTTTACGTTCTTAACACTTTTTAGACCTGCACCTTGCATCACATTTAATATCTGTTTAACTGTAGAAAATTGTTCTTTGGCAATTTGCTCAGGGCTCATATTCTCGAACGCCTTCCTATTTTCTTTTAACACATCTATTTGTGCTTGTGTTAATGAATCTAATGTAACTTCTGTTTGTTTACCAAATTTATCCGATAAACTTTCAGGTATGGTAATTGACATTTTACCATCCTTCATTTGTGACATATTTGTAAGAAACTCTCTATCCTTACTATTCATATCAAACCCTTTAGCTAATAAAACGTTATTAGCTAGTATTCTTTCTTGAGCAGCAATTGCTGTTTTATTTAAATCACCGGTTGACATACCTAATTTATCGGCCATCTCTTTTGCTCTTCTTAAATTTGCACCCGTAACTTCAAACCTTCCTTGCTCCTTATTGTAAGTTGCTAAACCACCCGCGGCACCAATTAACGCATCTTGTAAACCCTCAACGTTATTTGTTGCCATATACATTAACTTAAGTGGATCGTTAAAATCACCAATTGCACCACCTAATACTTGTAAATTGGCAACTAAGTCTATTGCACCATCGGGACTCATAACTTTATCTGCAATCTTGAATACATCATTCATGTTCGTTCTAAATTCAAGAGATTTTTGTATCATTCTATTTAGTCCTTGAACACCATTAGAAAAACCATATTCGTTTAATTTACCTAAATCTGTTTTCAACATTTCTGTTGTTTTCTTTGCATTTAAACCTAAAGAAATTGACGATCTACCTGCCGTGTCAATTTTTAATAAAGTATCGGCAGCACCAAATCCCACTTTTTCAAATTCACTCATTGTCTCCGACATATCTCTTAAAGAACTACCAAACGCTCTAGTTGTTACTAAAGAGTTTTCCATTGTTTTTTGAGATAATAAATTAAATCTACCGGATTTTTCACCTAACCCCGTTACTAAATCCCCCAAATTTTCTATATCAAACCCTAAAGTTGCAGCCATGGGAACGGTCTCTAATATAACATCTCTATATGCTCTTGATAGTTCTCCCGTAATACCTATTTTTTCATTAATAGTTGTATGTAATTGAGACTCTCTTTCTAATTGTTTGAATATTTCCTTTTCGAGTGTTAATAGTGTCGTATAAGGATTCATTAATCCCTCTACATCAACTTTATATTCACTACCCATTTCTGATTTTGATGAAACACTTTTTGCCATTGCTTTACCAACATCTATTGGATTTTTTAAACTTCTATCTGAGCTTTGGGGACTAGTTCCACCTCCTGGTGCTGTTGCTCTATTCCACGCCCCTTTTGCTTCGTTTTTAAATTCTTGACTTCTAGATGTCAATGAATTCAACATTTGTTGTTCGGACATACCAGCCTCTTTGGCAGCTTTACCATGATTTCGTGCATCATTTAATTCTTGGGTAGTTAAACTCATACCTATAAATACTATTGGGTATTATTTTCCAACTCAATTATATAATTTACATAATATCTACGTAAGTGAACCGGCATTGTTAATAAATCTCCGTAAGAAAACCCCTTTTTAATTAAAAATAATATTTCGTCTAACTGTCCTTTCTTATAATCCATAGAAAGGGCGAAAAAACTCTACCCCAAATCCAATTCTAACTTGGACATCTTCTCCTGATGGGGTTCTTACTGTTTGGGTTAAATCTAACCCGGGTTTATTATCTTTTACAAATTTCCTAAAATCTTGTGAATCTTTAATTGGCATGGTTTCAATAAAACCTCTAATTTTTAACGCATCTCTCACCCCACCAACAGATTTAATCATCATCTCAAGTTGTTTGGTTATAACAGGTGCAACACCATTACCATTCCAACTCTCTTTAATTTTTTCAATTTCATCTTCTTGTTTTTGTGTTAAAAACTTGAATGTGATTTCTGTTTTACTTTTTTCTAAATAATGACCGTATTCGCCATTTGTATCTTCAACTAAATTAAAATCTTTTATTTTTAATGAACCTAAATCCACCTCAACGGTAAATTCATTTCCAGTTTTATCGTCTGTAATTGTTAAATTATATTCAGAACCAAATGCGGTATTTCTTAAAAAGATTAAAATTGCTTGTCTATCTTCCTCAACAATTTCTTCTACGTTTAAATCTTTATCTAAGATTTTTCTTTTTAAAAGTTCAGTAATAACGGTATTTGTATTTAAAAAACTTGGAGATGATAAAATGTTCTCATCTGAAGCCGTTAAATAAGCCACTCTTACCGATTTTTTCTTATTCGTATAATGAATACCTTTACTTGGTAATTCTATTACATCATAGGCAATCGCCGGGTCAATTCTAGTTTCTTCCATAATACTATAATTTACTTAATAACTACTTCAAAGTAAAGTTTTTAAAAAAGAAAAACCGATAATCTTGTGAACTATCGGTTTTCGTATATGAAAATCTGTAATATTAGTATATTAAAATACATCTATCCATTCTCAAAGAACATGTGATATTAGCCAATTCATCTCTGTTATAGTCTAATTCACCAAAGTTCAAGTCAGTTAAAAAACAGTTTTCTAATAACCATTTTTCAACTACTACTCCTGTTGGATCTAACATCTCCAATTCGATATCTTTTTTATAACCAGCAGCATAACCCATACGACCTGTTACAGATTCAGCATGTAAACGGAACCATTCCATTAACGCTTGTGAAGCTGAAGGTCCAATTGGATCTCTAAAAGTCATTTTAATTTCATTCCACTCAAATCTACCTGCAACATATGTTGAAGTGTTTAAAAAAGGAATTGCAACTGAATTGATTTTAGCACTTGGTCTTGACGCAGCAGATACATACCATTCGTTTATACCCAAAGATGAGTTGAATCTTACGATAAATCGGTTGACCCTTTTTGGTTCGTAAGGTGTCGGCATTTTCATTAATAAATCGGCCATATTGTGTGTTTGTTAAGTTTTGTTAGTTATTTACTTTCTAATAAATATATCCAAAAGGAAAATAATTTTATTTTGAATTAATTATCTCAAAAAGGTTGTTTATGTCAATTATTTTTCGTAGTTTTTTACAGGCCCCAGTATCTAGTTCCAGTTTAATACTCTACTTTAATAAATAATATATCATTAATAAATACTAGTGTATCTAGTTCCAGTATTCTGGGTAAAGTATAATTATTTTTTTGTTATACATATGTTCCACGTGGAGCATTAAAAAAGGGCACCATTTCTGATACCCTTCTTATTTTTATATCTCCTTTTAGATTAGA